TAGCTGATAATAAATTAGTTGGTTTATTTGCTAATTTTTATGATGCTTACGCAGTATAATAAGGACGGTGGTCGTTAATCTCCCATGATAGTAAAATATCATGGGTTATACTAAAAAAGGAAAAAATATTATGAAATTGTGGCGAAAAATGGCAACGTTTAGAGTTAAACCAGATGATGAAGATTTAAAATCAGCTGGATATAAATGTCTTGGTGAATGTGATGAAAAGGGCAATTTATTAAAAGCACCCAAAAAGAAACGCAGTAAAAAAATTAAATCAGAAGTAATTGAAGAAGATGGTATTATTAAAGATGGTATTATTGAAGATGGTATCGAAGGATTAGATTAAGTATGACGTGGCAAGAATTAATTAATTATGATGCTTATAAAAATATAGATATAAATGTCGTATTGCGTGCTGAAGAAATAGTTCTCGCCACAATAGGTCGATTAGTTGCGCCTACAGAAGAAGAAATTGGAACAGAAAGATATGCTTGGTATATGAAATCAATATACTCTCAAGCAGATTATTTTGATAATTATGGAACTGACGAAGAAACGAGTGGTCAATTTAGTATAGGTTCATATTCTGAATCTAAAAATAGTAACGACTTAAATTCGACGGGATTAACAAAGCGTTCAATGTTATATTTAAATAATTCGGGATTGATGTACAGGGGTGTTCAGTCAATAAATAGGGTAAATGAATATGAATATTAGACCAATCAGAAAATCATTATTAATTCATTCTATTACTTTAAAAACAGTTGATGAACCTAATATTTATGGTGAAAAAACTTTCACTGAATCAACTGTTAATCATGTTAGAGTTGAACCAGTTAAGAATAAAATATTAGTTGGTTCAATGGATGAAAATGATATATCTAAGGCTTTATTATTTTGGGATAGAATTAATTCAGATTCAGCGGAATTTAAAACTTTAGATAAAGTTATTTTTAAAGGTGATGAATATACTATTAGAAAAATTAATATATATTTTGGTCAAATGGATTTAATACATCATTTAGAAATGGAATTAGTTTAAAAATGGATGTTAATATAAAGTTTAATATCAATAAAATTTATAAAGATAAAAAACAAATTTTTGATAAAAAACAAATTTTATTTGAAGAACAGATAATGAAAGATTCTAATTTTTTTGTCCCAGTAAAAGATCATTATTTGGAAACATCTGTAATTAAAGATTGGTCAAGTCATAAGGGAAAAGGTCGTTTAAAATGGGATGTTCCTTATGCACAAAGATTATACAATGGTGATGATTTTAATTTTAGTAAAGATAAAAATCCTCACTCAAGGGCGAAATGGTTTGAAGAAGCCAAGAAAATTAATCTTGACAACTGGTTAAAGATATTGGAGAAATAAAAAATGGTTAGAATAGTTGATGAAATTAGTAATTTTTTAACTCTTAACGGTATTAATTTAACTGATGTAGATGCTTTTTTTGAAACTGACACTGATAGATTAATGTTAAAAGAAGAACCATCTTCAGCACGTGAAACAAGATATTGGGATGGTTCACGTTCAGGTGAATTTTTATTTAGTTTAAATGCAAAAAACAGTAGTTTAGTTGATGCAGTTGATGTTTTAACTAATGCTGAAAAAATATTAGATATTCCTACTTATTTTCAAATTAATAAATTTAGTTTGAAAACAATAGAAATAGTTCAGTCGGCTCATCCAATTAAAAGAGATGAGAAAAATAATTTAATATATGCTAGTGATTTTAGACTAACATATTATTTAGATAAAGAGGATTAAAATATGTTTAATTGTGATTTAGTTTTAAACCATGAAAGTCTTTTACAAATTGATACTAATTATGGTGGAACACCAAATTGGGCATCAGTTAAAAAAGGTATTACTGGTGTAGTTCCATCACCTAATGAAGTAGTTAGCCAAAATCAATATGTTGACGGTGAAGGATTTGCAGAATCTCATGTTACAGGTGGTCAATTTACTATCGCAGTAAGTGGTCATAGATTTATCAATGATGTAGCACAAGATTTTGTTATGGGATTGTATTTGAAACTTGGATGTGAAAGAAACACACAAGCAAGATTCATTGATGAACGTGGTGAATTAAAAACTGGTGAAGTAACTATTGCTAATATTCAACCTGCAAATGGTGACCCTGCTGCTGAAGGTGATATTAGTTTTGAAGTTCATTTCAATGGTAAACCTACCTTGATACCTGCTACAACAGCACCTGAATTATCAGCAGTCGTTGAAACTGGTTCAGTTACTGGTTCAACCAAGTTTACAGCTACAGCAGAATCTGGTAATACATTAGCTTATGTAATAACAAATGCTCAACCAACATGTGATATTAATTCATTGATGTTTGTAAGAGCAACAGGTTATGTTTCAGATGCTAATATTCCTGTAGTTGCAGATCAATATTTAAATGCATTTGAATTGGATTCAGATAAGAGAATTGTTAAATATTACGGACAAGTAATTACAAGTAGTGATATTGCTTAATTAAAAATTAATTTTGGGTAATTCATTTTTAATTTTTCTCCTTTGGAATTAATTATGGATTACCCTTTTTTCAAGGGAGAAATAAAACATGTATAAAAAAGTAGAAATTAAAGATAGGTCTAATATTGTTGAAATTGGTGAAAGAAAATATAAAATTAATGTTAGTGATTATGACTTCATTAAAAAATGTAAAACTTATCAAGATGATCTATCCAATTTATTAGAAGATATTAACAAATCAAATGATTATGATGAATTATTAAATGCTTTTAAAAGTATTATTGACTTTGCACTTAATGATGATTTTGATTATATTTGGGAAACATGCAATCATGATTTTAAAAATTTAATTGGGGTTGCAACAGCAATATCAGAATGTATTCGTGATGGAATGAAAATAAATGTTTAACATTTTAACTGATGAATTAAGATATAGTTATAATAATTTAGAAATTGAAACTGATTTTAGATGTGTATTGATGTATGATAGGATTGTTAAAAATGAAAATTTAAATGAAAATGATAAAATTATAGAAATAATTAATTTATTTTTTCCTACATACGATGGTTCAGTTCCAATTCAAGAATTATTTGATAATATCAAAGATTTCATTCACAGAGGGAAAGAGATAGAAGAAGGAGAAGATGATGAATCGACTCCTTCTTTTGATTTTAATGTAGATAATGAATTAATATTTAGTGCATTTTTACAGGTTTATAATATTGATTTAGTTGAAATTGAATATCTTCACTGGTGGAAATTTTTAAGTCTATTTAATGGACTTCCTGAAGGAAATAAATTAACTTGGGTAATTGGTAAAAGACTTGAAAAGATTCCAAAACAGACTAAATATAATGTATCTTATATCAATAATTTGAGAAAAATAAAAGAAGCATATTCTTTGAAAAAAACTAAAAAATTAACACTTGGCGAACAAATTAATGATATAATGAAGATGTGGAGTTAAAAAAAATATGGCATATGATGGTTCTATTATAATTAAAACAGACATTGATTCAAAAGATTTAAAGAAACAATTAAGTACTATTAAATCAAATATCAGTTCTGGAATGAAAGCAGTTGGAAAAGCAACAACTATTGCAATGGGTGCAGTTTCTACAGGCATAGGGGCAATAGCTGGTGCATCTGTCAAGATTTCAGAAACTACTGATAATATTGATAAGATGAGCCAAAAGATTGGTATATCAAGAGAATCATATCAAGAATGGGATTTTGTATTAAGTCAATTTGGCGCTAATGTCGATGGTTTACAAACCTCAATGAAAACATTAAGTGCTGCTGCTGATGATGTGGCTACAGGTGGTAAAACTTATACTGAACAATTTGATAAATTAGGTGTTTCAATAACTGATGTTAATGGTAATATGAAAGACCAAGAAACCTTATTTAATGAAGTGTTCACAGCTTTACAAGGCGTTGAAGATGAAACTACAAGAACAGCTATAGCAAGCGATTTACTTGGGAAATCAGCAACAGAATTAGCACCTGCATTAAACGCTGGTGCAGATAGTATTGATGATGTTAAACAACAAGCACATGATTTAGGTTTAGTTCTATCAGATGAAACTGTTGATGCTGGTGTTATGTTAACTGATACTATGGATCAATTAAAAAGAACTGGAACGAATTTAATTACTAACTTATTAACCCCAATGATTCAACCCGTTAATGATTTATTACAAGCATTTGTTGGACTAGCAACAGGCGTTGAAGGTAGTGAACAGAAATTAGCAGAAACACTTTCAAACATGGCAACTAAAGTCGTTAACACATTTATTGATTTAGTTCCAAAAATATTTGAATATGGTGTAATTATAATCAAGTCATTAATCAATGGTATAGTTTCATCATTTCCAAATTTATGGAATAAATTAGAATATGGCTTAGGTTTTGCAATTGGTACAATTATTCGATTATTACCTGAATTTTTAAGTAATGGTAAAAATATAATTGAAAATATTAAGACTGGTATTGCTGAAAAAATACCAGAATTAGCAAACAAAGCTGGTGAAATAATAAGAACAATAATTGATTATATTACTAACAACTCAAGCGAAATTGTTGAAAAGGGAAAAGATATTTTAAAGTGGATTTATGACGGTGCTTTCGCTGCTATGAAATGGGCTTTAAATATTGGCATAGATATCATTACTAACTTACTTGAAGGTTTAGGGATAGATGCAGGAAAGTTTAACGAAAAAGCAAAGGAAATTGTCGAAATATTTTTAGACGGAATAAGAAGCGTTTATTATAAAATAATAGACATAGCAGGGGTTATAATTGAAAACTTAATATATGGTTTAACACATCCAGGTGAATTAATTCAAGCAGGCGTTGACGCAATAACTAGCTTTTTAGATGGAATAAAATCTTTTATATCTAATGTCTATGAGGTTGGGGTTAATATTATTGCTACTTTATTAGAAGGGTTAGGAATTGATTCAAGTAGATTTGCAGAAAAAGCTCATGAAATAATTAATTATTTTATTGAAGGTGTTAAATCATTTCATAGTAATATAATAAATGTTGCTGGTGAAATAATTAAAAACTTAATATATGGATTAACTCATCCTAAAAAATTAATAAATAAAGGTAAAGAAATATTATCTAATTTAAAAGACGGTATTACAGAAAAAATATCATCATTATTTGATATTGGCGGTGATATTATTGATGGTTTGGTTAATGGTATTAAAGATGGTTTAAATAAAATTAAAGACACAGCAAAAAAAATTGGTAATACTTTACTGAACGGAGTAAAAGGTATATTAGGAATTCATTCACCTTCTAAAGAAATGGCTAAAATCGGTGGATATGTAGATGAAGGTTTTTCACAAGGAATTGAAGATGGTATCAATGGAGTTAAACAATCAGCGGAAGATTTAGCTGAAACAGTTCCTGAAGTAGTTAATAATTCAACAGATGATGCAAAAGAAGCTGGTAAAACTGTCGGTGGAGCAATTGCAGAAGGTGTTGAAGAAGGGGTTAGTACAGTATCAGATGCAGTTGAAGATGAATTAGATGATACTAAAAAATTAGTATTTAGTTGGACTAATGTAATGAATCAGGCTTTTGAGTCTGTAGTTAATGGATTTAGTGATATTGGTGAAGAATTAGCTAATAATGAATTTAGTTGGAAGTCATTTGGTAGAATAGCACTCCAAGCACTTGCAGACGTATTGAAAGGAATAGCAGTTCAACTGGCAGGTTTAGCAGCAGTTAATTTATTAAATTTTCCAGTTGCTGCCGCTTATGGCGCTGGTGCACTTGCTGCAAGTTTAGCATCAGGATATCTTAATACTAAAGCTAAATCTTATGATGTTGGTGGAATTATTGAAGAAGATCAATTGGCTAATGTTCATAAACATGAGGGAATAATTCCCGCTGGTATTATGGCAGATGCTAAAGCTGAAGGGATTACAATTCAACCATTAAACCAAAATAAAAATATCAGTAGACCTTTTATTATTAATTTAGATGGTCAAACTATAGCAAGAAATACAATGTCGTATATGGATGATGAAGTGGGGTTAATTAATGTGGGCTAAAATAAATGATGTTTTTTATAGATTAAAAGAAGGTTGGAAAATCAAAGAAAGTGCTGGGACTACTTCACTGATGAATATAAGTGTCAATTGTAAAGATAAACCAGTTCCACAGCCTTTTGATATTTTACAAATTGGTGAAAATAGTGTTATAATTGGAGAGGATTTATTAGAAAGTGGAATCAAAGAAAATGTCAATGTAACTGATGATATTAGATTAGCAAGAATTAATATTAATTTTGATTACACTTGGCGCTCATTGGCTGGTAAATCATGGAATCAAATACTACTATAGGAGAAAATAAATGATAGAATTTGAATTAGAAAATATTGATAATTTAATTGATTCTGATCTTGATAAAAGAAATCGAAACTGGGAAAAATCTGAAACACATATCAATAATGAAGAAAATCCACATTCAGTTACTAAAACACAAATTGGATTGAGTAATGTAGATGATACAAGTGATTTGGATAAGCCAATTAGTAATGCTGTTCAAACAGCATTAGATTTAAAAGATAACATCACAGATGTTAATTCAAAAATTAAAAACATTAGTTCCGGTGTAGTAACCTTACCTGGCTATACAAAAAATGGAGTAGCTGGAACAATTACAGTCGACAACACTGGGATTTTTAGATTATTTTCAACTAGTAACTTCAGTGGTAATATTGAAAAATACAGCATTAACGGTGGAACTTTTGCATTAACAAATAATATACCTTCTTACATCGTAGCTAATTACAATGCAGGAACGCCTATTTTAGAATTAATTACAGATAAAAGTTTAATAACTTCATCTGATGTGATTCCAGTGTTTACTTGTAGTAGATTAGATGATGAAATTTGTGTAGAAAATTGGGATAACGCAGCTAGAGGATTAGCAAATAAACTATACGATAAAGATATTAAACTTAATCGATATCAAATTGAATCAGGCTTAGCTATTGCAGAATTAGGAACTAGAAATTTGATGGTCAGTAGTGGCATAGTATGGAATGGTGTCAATCCTAGTAATTTATCAGAAATTGATACAAGTACAGGTACAGACGGAAAGATTAAATTTTTCTACCATATTGGCGGAGAATGGGCTTATTCAGATATTTTTCAATACAATAATTTACAATATGATAATGGTACTGATTTAGTTAACTTAAATAATAATCAATATGGCGTTAACTGGCTATATAGAAACATGGATGAAGATTTGAACTGTATCTGTATGGTATTAGGTAATAAATCTTACACTCTGAGCGAAGCTGAAGCAAGTGCACCGCCTATAATTCCACAAATCGTATATGATAGTTGTGTACTTATCGGTCGTGTTATTGTTGAAAAAAATGCAAGCACAGGACTTGTTGAAAGAGTATCAAGTGCACCGTTAAATATAAGTCCAGTTACTGACCATGATCAATTACTTAATATTGGTACATTAACTCATGATGAGTTAGAAACAGCATTAGACAACAAAGCAGATAAGTCAGCTACTTACACTAAAACAGAAGTTGACGATATTTCAAGTAATAAACTCGATAAAGCACCTGCAGAAACACACAAAGTTTTATACAACAACACTTTAGGAGTGTCAAAATGGGTTAATCCTAGTAGAATTGCTCAGCTAGGAAAGACTATGTATTTTAAAGTAGATGCAGGTAGATTTAATTTTTCA